AGTGATACTATTGGAATTGCTACAGGATCTATCGTATTTACTTGTGCGATGGATAGTTATACATCTAATAAGTCATATCCTCGTTCAGGAGATCCTGTGGGATATCCAACTGCAATTACTGCATATACTGATGATACAATTACTGTTAATGTTGGAACTTCTGCAACTGTAACTCATAATGTTAGTGATGCTAGTTACAATCCAGATACAGGTGCTTTAGTTCTTACTATTGCTAGTCATGGATTATCTGCAGATACTAGTGTAAGGTTAAAGCAAGATAGTTTGAGATTTAGATGTGAATTTGATGATTATGCATCAATACACACTTATCCAAGATATACTGATCCAGGATTTAGTACTGCTATTAATATTGACTCAAAAACAGATAATACTATTACTCTTAATGTAGGTACATCCAAGACTGCTCTTTATAGCATCTCTACTGCATCTTACAGTGCTTCTGCTGGTATATTAACAGTAAGTATTGGTGCAGGTCATAGTTTACGTACAGGACAAAGTATTGGTATAAAAACTGAATCATTATCCTTTAGATGTTCAAGAGATAACTATGCAACTGTTCATAGATATCCTAGAAAACCAGATCCTTATTATACAGGAACACAAGTTACTGCTGTTGGCGTAGGAACTACTACATTTGAGTGTAATATTGGAGTATCTACTGTACCAACTTTCTATGTTGGATTGGGATCTGTTCAATCTGCAATTTTAGCTCCTAGATTAAATAACAACTCTGGTAGTAAATTTGATGTTGCAGCAAACGGAAGTGAAGTTTTACGTGTTATTAACAGTAAGACATTTGAAACTCAAACTGGAATATCAACTAGAAATCATGAATATGCTAGAGGTGGAGTTGTTGAAGGATATAATAAAGTAGTAATTGATGATCCATTATCATACTCTAATATTAATTTAGAATATAGTTCTACTGCTAATAGTGGAGTAGGTACTAATGCAACAATTGATGTTGTTGTTGGACAAGGTTCTAGTATAGTTAACTTTACTATTCAAAATACTGGTAGTGGTTATGGTAATCTTGAAAAATTAACAATTCCTATTGGTGGTGCTACAGGTATTCCAACTGATCCAAGTAAAACATTTACAGAATTTTTAATTGATGTTGAAGAAGTATTTAATGATGAATTTACTGCATGGTCTGTTGGTCAATTAGAAGTTCTTGATAATGTTGAAAGATATATTGATGGAAGTAGAGTAGATTTCCCATTAACAACAAATGGTGAATCAACTTCTATTGTTGCTAAGAAAGGATCTAAGATTGATGTTCAAGATCTTCTATTAGTCTTTGTTAATAATATCCCTCAAGTTCCTGGTAAAGGATATAAGTTCCCTGGTGGTAGTGTAATAACATTTACTGAAGCACCTAAAGTTGGAGATACTATTGAAATTATTTTCTATAAAGGAACAGGTTCTCAAGATGTTGTTGAAAGAAAAGTTATTGAAACTGTAAAACAAGGTGATGATTTAACTATCGGACGTTTACAGACTCAAGATAATTGGTTGCAAGAAACTGCTAGAGTTCCTATTAGTGTTGATTCTACTGATGTTGTTTCTACTCCTCCATATTATGGACCAGGAAATAGTCCAAATTCTGATCTAGAAAGACCAGTTAATTGGTGTAGACAAACTGAAGATAAGATTATTAATGAAAAGGGTGTAGGTAAAGATAGAGAAATTTATGAACCTGTTATTAACCCATACTCACCTATTATTAAATCTGTTGGAATTGGATCAACTGTCATTTATGTAGAAAATGCAAGACCATACTTTGATCCATATGATGAGGTGGATAATGTTGCACCTACATCAGATGACTTTACTTTCCAGAAGAAAGTTAAGTTGATTTCTCAGGAAGATAAGATTGGTGCTGCTGGTACTGCAATCGTATCTGGTTTAGGAACAATCTCTTCTGTTGCTATTTCAACTGGTGGTGTTGGTTATAGTACTGCTACAGTAAGTTTTGCTACTACATCATTAAGTGGCACTGAGGTTGGTGTGGGTTCAACATCTACAACTGCTTTTGGTTCTCCTATAATTGGTGCTGCTGGAACTATTACTGGTATTGCAATTACAAGTGTTGGTGCTGGATATACATCATCTAATCCACCTATGGTTCTTATCAGTCCTCCAGTTTGGTCTGAAGAAGAAAATAAGGTTGATTACTATCAAGGTGATTCTGGTATTATTGTTGGATTTGGTACTACTACAATTGGAGCTGGTTCAACCAACTATCAATTAATATTTGACTTACATATTCCTCTTACATCAGATCTAAGAGATGCTAATATTACTGGTACTGCAGTCACTATTAGTGGAATATCTACTGGTGATTTCTTTGTAGTTAATAATTCTACAGTTGGTAGTGCAACTACATCAATTAATTCTGTAGATACTGGTGGTGCTGTTATTGGAGTAGGAACTCAATTCCTAAATAACGTTTATGAAGTTAATAATTATGAAATAGTTCAAGCTGCAACAGGAGTTGGAACTACAGGCGTTGGAATAGGCACAACTCATCTTAATAGGGTGTTTGTGAAAGTAACCAACTTCAATACTTGGAGTGGTCAATGGCCTACTTTCAGTGGTGCTGGAATCCAAACTGGTAATTACTTTGGAGCATATAGTTGGGGTAAAATTAATTTAACCTCCAGATCTGAGAGTAATACTTATAATGCATATACTTTAGGTGGAACAGGTGGAATCTCTACTTCTCCAGTAGTAAGACGATCTGCTTCTCTAAAATATAAGCAATATAAAACTCCTTGATCAAATCATTAATAAATAAAGAAAAATCTCTGTCCAAATGGCTGCCATAATAACTGATCAGATAAGAATATTGAATGCGAAGAATTTTGTGTCTGGCGTAAGTTCTAGTACAAATGCATATTATTCTTTTGTCGGATTAACAAATCCTACTGATATTGCAACTGATTGGAATACAACTCCCCCTTCTCCTAAAGATAGTTTTTTAGAAGAAAATGATTATTGGGATAGTATGATTGCATTGAAGAAAATTACTTCTTCGGATGTGAAACAAGTTGTCACTAAAAGAGTATGGTCATCAGGTACTACCTATGACATGTATAGGGGTGATTATAGTAGAACAAATACTGCTCCAGTTTCAGGTGCAACTAATTTATATACTGCAACTTATTATGTGATAAACAGTGATTATAGAGTTTATGAGTGTCTTCAGAATGGTACAGATCCTGATAATCCCAATGGCAGACCTTCATTAGATGAACCAACATTTACTGATTTAGAACCAAGGTCTGCTGGAAGTAGTGGTGATAATTATATTTGGAAATATCTTTATACGATTAAACCATCTGATATTGTAAAGTTTGATTCTACAGACTTTATGCCTGTCCCTTCAGATTGGACAACAAGTAATGATAATGCATCAGTTAGGGATAATGCTGTAGATGGATCTATTAAGATTGTAACTGTTACTAATAGAGGAATATCAATTGGTCCTGTAGGAGGCACTGAATATCGTAATGTTCCTATTAAAGGAGATGGATCTGGTGCAGAATGCACTATTACCACTACCAATGACCAACAAGTTGATACAATAGTTATTTCTAAACAAGGATCTGGATACACTTATGGGAGTGTTGATTTAGATGCAGGTAGTGTTCCAACTGGAACTACTAGACCAGAATTTGATGTTATTATTCCACCTCAAGGAGGACATGGATCTAACATTTATAGAGAGTTGGGTGCATATAATGTTTTACTATATTCTAGAATTGAAAATGATAACGAAAATCCAGATTTTATAACTGGTAATGATATTGCAAGAGTTGGTGTTGTTTGTAACCCTCAACAGTATGATTCTACATCACTTCTAAGTTCTGATAAAGCAAGTGCTCTTGGTGCTTTGAGATTAGCTGGAACTGGATATAGCTCTGCTACATTTACTGCAGATTCTTATGTTACTCAAACTATTGCTACTGGATCAACTGCAGTAGGAAGAGTTGTTTCATACGATCAAACTACAGGTGTTTTAAAATATTGGCAAGATAGGACTCTTGCTGGTTTTAATACGGTTGGAACAGCAGTAACAGAACCTCAGTATGGATTTAATTTAAATGCATTTACAGCATCTCCTAGCACTGGAGGAAGTGTAGAAATTACTCCTTCATCTGGATCTACTTTGGAGATTGATACTGGTTTTACAGGTCTATCTACAGAGATAAATAATATAACATATTATCTTGGTCAGAGTTTTACTGAGGGTATTGCAAATCCCGAAGTTAAAAAATACTCAGGAAATATTATTTTTGTTGATAATAGACCAGCTATTACTCGGTCAACAAACCAAAAAGAAGATATCAAAATAGTATTGCAGTTCTAAAAAATCATGCCACAGCAAACCAATTTAAATGTATCGCCATATTTTGACGATTATGATCCGAAGGATGATTTTTATCGGGTTTTATTTAAACCTGGATATCCTGTTCAGGCTAGAGAACTAACAGCTCTACAGTCTATACTGCAAAACCAAATTGAAAAGTTTGGCCAACATTTTTTTAAAGAAGGTGCTAAAGTAATACCTGGTAATACTGGATATAATAGAATTTATTATGGTGTTCAGATTAATAATAATTATCAAGGGGTTCCTGTAAGTGCATATGTTGATCAATTAATTGGAACAAAAATTACTGGTCAAACCTCTGGTGTAACTGCAGTTGTTGATACGGTTTTATTGCCAGAAGATTCTGAAAGAGGGCAACTTACTCTTTATATAAACTATCTTTCTACTAGTACTGGTAATAATTCTAGTCAAACATTTTCTGATGGAGAGGCATTATCTTGTTCAGAAATAATAACTTCTGGATTGTTAGGTAATACAGCAATTGCTGCTGGAGCTCCATTTGCTGTTACTATATCAAATAATTCTGCTGTAACTGGATCATCTTTCCAAATTCAAGAAGGTGTTTATTTTGTTCGTGGTCAATTTTGTAATGTAAATCAAGAAACACTTATTCTTGATCAATATAATAACGCTCCAAATTATAGAGTTGGATTATTTGTAAATGAAGAAATAATAAATGCGGATATAGATGAAAGTTTAAATGACAATTCTCAAGGATTTAATAACTATTCTGCTCCAGGTGCAGATAGATTAAAAATATCTTTAAGTTTATATAAAAAATCATTAGATGATTTTGATGATAATAGTTTTGTTGAATTAGCTGTTATAACTGACGGTGTTTTGAAAGGTCAGAGAAAGTCTGCAGGTGGAGGTGCTGCTCTTGGTGGATTTAGTGGAGTATACTCAAAGAATTTTGATTTAACCGATACTCTTGCAAGAAGAACTTTTGATGAAAGTGGTAACTATGATGTAAAACCTTTTGATGTTACTCTTTTAGAATCTTTAAATGATAATATTGGAAATAGGGGAGTATATAATGCTGGACAATTTACATCAGGAGGAGAAACTCCAAGTGATGATTTAGCATTATATAAACTTTCTCCAGGTAAAGCGTATGTTAAGGGATATGAGATTGAAACATTAAATCCTACTTTTTTAGATGTACCTAAACCAAGAGATACTAAAACTTTAAAGGATCAATCAATAATTTATAATACAGGTCCAACTTTCAAAGTTAATAGTGTCTATAGAACTCCGACAGTAGGTATTGGTAGTACATATGTTCTAAGTTTGAGAGATGAAAGAGTTGGTGTAAACTCGGAGAGTGCTCCAGGACAAGAAATTGGTCTTGCTAGAGTTTATGACTTTAGACTCGAATCAGGAAAATATGAAATTACTGCTGCAGATAAAGCTAAAAATGAATGGGCTCTAGCATTATATGATGTACAAAATTTTAGTGAAATAGAATTAAATCAACCAATTACACAATCTGTTCCTGCTTTTATTGAGGGACAGAATAGTGGTGCTACTGCTTATCTTGTTGGTTCTGTTACTTCTGGAGTTGGTTTAACTATTTACGAAAAAAGAGGTGATTTTATTGCAAATGAACCACTAATTTTTAATGGTATTAAGAATGGAAGAATTGCAATCGGAATTACTAATTATACAGTATCTGATGTTAAATCTGTTTATGGTACGGATGATAATAATATTGGTATTAACACATTTAGTGCAAATATAATTCCTACTCCTTTAATAAATGTAGGTGTTGCTACTGTTGGATTGGATAGGGGAGCTGCTGGAACTAAGATACAAAGTACTAATCCTAATTTTCCAGGAATTACCACTATTGGTAATCTTATCGAATACAGTGATCTTACAAAATCAGATGATCCTATTCTTGCAAGAGTAATTAGTGTAGGGTCAGATAATGTTACTGTTGTTGGTGTGGCAACTGTTTCTGGTATATGTAATGGTGGATTACCTACAGTATCAACTGCTTCTGGTATTTCATCAGCAAAACCATATAAAGAAGTAAGTGATTTAAAAGTTTTATCAACTAAGTTTGATGTTTCTACTGATGATACGTTATTTACAAGAACTGCTAGATCAAATGTTGCTAATGTTGATCTAACAGGCGCTTCTGTTGTTATAAGAAAAACATTTTCTGTTAATATTAGTAGTGGTAAATTGGAAACTCCTCTTCCAACTTTACCAACAAATGAATCTTTCCAACCATTTACTCCTAAAAGATATTCTTTAATTGGTGCTGATGGAAATATTCATGAATTAACATCTGATCAATTTGATTTTGGATCTGGAAATACTTGCCAAATTCGTGGTTTAATTGATCCCCCTGCTGCAAATAAAGGAGCAACTTTAATTGCTACTGTCAAAAAACAAAAACCAAAAGCAAAAGAGAAAATAAGAAATAGAGTTAAGTCCGTAATTGTCAATTACTCTAAGGATTCTGCTTCTGGAATTGGAACTACTACATTAAATGATGGATTAACATATGGTTCTTATCCATACGGAACAAGAGTTCAGGATAAAAATATTTCTATAAATGATGCTGATATTATAGAAGTATTGGCAATATACGAATCTGCTGATACTAGTGATGCATCAGCACCTAAAATTACTCTTTCTTCTATCGTTACTCAATCAACGACTACTAATGAATTGATCATTGGTGAGCAATTAATTGGACAATCTAGTGGTGCTGTTGCAATGGTAGCAGAAAAACCAAGTGATTCAATAATTAGTGTCATTTATCAAAATGAGCATTTATTTAAAGAAGGAGAAACTATAAATTTCCAAGAAAGTGGTTCTAATGCAATAGTTTCTGCATTAAATTCTCCAAGTTTTGATATATCTCCAAATTACAAATTTATAGATGGTCAACAAGCAACCATTTATAATATTGGATCAATTTTAAGAAAATCTGATTCAGATGCTCCATCTAAAAAAATAAAAATTTACTATTCTAATGGATCTTTTGATGGTAGTGATAATGGAGATTTTATAACTGCTAATTCTTATAATCAATATGATTATGGAATAGATATTCCAAAAATTAATGGTGTATCTAATGCAGATATAATAGATATTAGACCAAGAGCAAGTCAAGTATCTTCTATTTCTGAAGGAGATAGATCTCCTCTCGAATTTAAAGGAAGAAGTTTTAATGCGTCAGGAAATGCTGCTCCTAATATTCTAGCTTCTGATGAAACTTTATTAATTGATTATTCATTCTATCTTGGAAGGATTGATAGAATATTCTTAAGTAAAGAAGGAAAATTCCAAGTAAAATATGGAGAACCTTCAGAAGACCCACAAAAGCCTGTTCCAGTTGATAATGCTATAGAAATAGCAACTGTTAGACTCCCACCTTATCTTTATAATGTTGCTGGAGCACAGATTGATTTCTTAGATCGTAAGAGATTTACGATGTCTGATATCAAAAATCTTGAGAATAGAATTAAGAATCTTGAATACTACACAACTCTTTCTTTATTAGAAACTAACACAGCAAATATGTTTGTTGCTGATGAAGATGGTTTGAATAGATTTAAGTCTGGATTTTTTGTTGATAATTTTACTGGATTTACCACTCAAGATCAATCAATGTCTCTTAATAACAGCATTGATGTAAAAAATAAGCAATTACGTCCTAGACATTATACGAACTCTGTTGATTTAATATTTGGTCCAGTAGTAGGAAGAGATCCTAATGATGATCTTAATTTTTCTACAATTGAAGGGGTTAATGTAAGGAAGAAAAATGATGTTATAACATTAGATTATTCTGAAGTTGAATGGTTGAAACAAAGCTTTGCTACAAGGTCTGAAAGTGTTACTCCTTTCTTAATTAGTTTCTGGCAGGGAACTATGGAGTTAAATCCTTCATCTGATACTTGGGTTGATACTGCTAGATTACAACCTAAAGTTATTAATGTTGAAGGTGATTATACTTCAGTATTTAATAGGATGGTTGAGAATGGTGAAATAAACAGGCAGACAGGATTTGGACCTGTTGTATGGGGTTCATGGCAGACTACATGGACAGGAACAACTACTAATGATACTACTAGAGATACTGTTATTGAAAATTCCTCTCGTGTGTTTGGAATGGGTGGTTGGATTAATAACTTTAGTGGTGGATTTGGAAACCCTGCAAGAAGAATTAGAGAAACCGTCAATAGAGTTGATAGAGAAACTCTAAGAACTACAACCCAACAGGGTGTTGAAAATAGAACAGGTACTCAAACATTAGTTACAGAATCATTTGAAAGAACTTCAGTTGGTGATAGGGTTGTAAGTAGAGATCTTGTTCCATTTATGAGATCTAGAAATATTGAATTTGTTGCTAAGAAAGTTAAACCTTTAACCAAACTTTATGCTTTCTTTGATGGTCAAGATGTTACTAAGTATTGTGTACCAAAACTTCTTCAAATTAGTATGACATCTGGAACTTTCCAGACTGGAGAAAAAGTTATTGGTCAAGTTATACAAACTGGTCTTAGTCAAATAACTTCTGATACTATACCTGCAATTTCATTTAGGGTTGCACAGTCTAATCATAAAGAAGGACCATATAATGTTCCTACAAAAGTTTTCTCAGAAAATCCTTACAATAATCAATCATTCCCTGCATCATACTCATCTACTTCAACAGTATTGAATGTGGATACATTCTCATTATCAAATGAACCACAAGGTGAATATTTTGGATGGGTTGAAACAGGAATGATTTTGAGAGGTCAAAGTAGTGGTGCAATAGCAACTATTGATGATGTACAACTTCTTTCAGATATTGGTGCATTTTGTGCGGGATCGTTCTATATCCCTAATCCCAATAATATTAGTTTCCCAAGATTTGAGACAGGAAGTAAGGTTCTTACATTAACTAATGATGCAGAAAATAATCCAGATAATGCTACAACTCTTACTGATGAAACATTTACTGCTTCTGGAACATTAGAAACTGTTCAAGAAAATATTGTTTCTGTTAGAAATGCAAGGGTTGAACAGAGACAACAATTCCAAGAAAGGAATGTTAATAGAAGTCTTGGAACCGAAGTTGTAGGATCTCAAACAATTGCAAATAATACAACTCAAGAAATTATTGGATGGTATGATCCTCTTGCTCAATCATTCTTAGTTGAAGAAGATACTGGAATATTTGTCACTAAATGTGATGTATTCTTTAGAACAAAAGATGATATGGATATACCTGTGGTATTCCAAATCAGATCTATGAAGAATGGATTACCAACACAACACGTACTTCCTTTCTCTGAAATTGTATTAGATCCTGCAGAAGTTAATACTTCAGCAGATGGATCTGTTGCAACTACGGTTGAATTTAAAGCTCCTATCTATCTTGAAGGTAATGGTACTGAATATGCTGTTGCATTAGCATCTAACTCCACTAAGTATAGTGTTTATATTTCTAGAATTGGAGAAACTGATCTTTTAACTGATACATATATTTCTAATCAACCATACTTAGGTTCTCTCTTTAAGTCGCAAAATGCTTCTACATGGGAACCAAGTCAGTGGGAAGACTTGAAATTTACACTCTATAGAGCAGACTTTGAAACATCAGGTACTGTCGAATTCTATAGTCCAGAATTAACAGAAGGAAATGATCAAATTCCTACTCTAGAACCAGATTCTTTAATTCTTGGATCTAGAAGGATAAGAGTTGGTCTTGGAACTACTGTTGGTGATAGTTATGAATTAGGAAATACAATTATTCAGGATGGAACATTAGCAGAAGGTAGTATTGTTGGATCTGGTGGATCTATCACTCCTACTGGTTTAAGTATTACTAATGCTGGTATTGGTTATACTCCTCTTGATGGAAATCAGACTTTTGCTAGTGTAAACTTAGAAACAATTACTGGTACAGGAAGAGGAGCAGTTGCTAGTGTTTATGTTAATAATGGGGTTGCAGCTGCTGCTACTATCACCAGTGGTGGTACAGGATACTCTGTAGGAGATGTCCTTGGTATTACTACTATTGGAATTTCAACTGGTGGTGATGGAACTGTTGGACGTAATGCTAGATTTAGTATTACTGGTATTGGAATGACCAATGAGTTAACCATTGACAATATTCAAGGTGAATTTGTTGTTGGTACTGCTAATACTCTTTTCTATACAAACAGTTCTGGAATTAAGACTGAACTTGGATATGTTAATGGAGGAGATGTTCAGATTAGTTCTATAGATGTAGAATCTGATGGATTACACATTCAAGTTAATCATAAAAATCATGGAATGTATTCTACTCAAAATAGAGTTAAGATATCTGGAGCACAATCTGATATTAAACCAACCAAGTTAAGTATTGCGTTAGAAACAGGTAATGAATCTTCATTTACTGTAGATGATGCATCATCTTTTGAAAACTTTGAAAATGTTGGTGTTGGTACAACTAATAGGGGATATGTTAAAATTGGAAAAGAAATTATTGAGTATAATAATGTAGTTGGAAATGTTATTAGCATTTCTGCTAGAGGTGATGATAAAATTGATTACTCTGTAGGAACTGCCGTTCATAAGTATGAATTGGGTGGAGTTAGTCTGAAGAGAATAAACACAACTCATGGACTTTCAACTACAACATCTACTGCTCAATCAGGAGCAATTACATTCGATTCTTATAATATCAAACTAGATATGACAGGAATTGGTACTATTAATGACGATAGAAGTAATGATGTTGGATATCCTAAACTATACTTAAATCAAACTAAGTCTTGTGGTGGATATGAAACAAAGGCAACTCAAAATATGCCATTTGAAGTTATTACTCCAATTGCCCAAAATGTTACAGTTACTGGAACTACTTTGGGATGTGAAATTAGAACAGTTTCTGCACCAAGTATCAGTGGAAATGAAATTCCATACCTTGATGAAGGATTTGAATCTATTACAATAGGTGAACCAAATTATCTTGATACTCCAAGAGCAGTTTACTCTAAGATTAATGAAGATGAAAAATTAGATAATTTGGAAGGAAATAAATCTTTCCAAATGAGATTAACTCTCGGAACTACTAATTCACATGTGAGTCCTGTAATTGATGGGCAAAGAGTAAGTGCTATTCTTACTAATAACAGGGTTAATAGTGTAATTACTAATTATAAAACAGATAATAGAGTAAATACTATTGATGACGATCCTACTGCTTGCCAGTATATCACTAAAGAACTTCAATTAGAAAATGCTGCCACTTCTATTAAGATAATATTATCTGGTCATGCTAATCCTTATGCAAATATTAGAGCATTTTATGCTCTTGGAAATGATCCTGGATTTGAACCAATATTTACACCATTCCCTGGATATGATAATCTCAATACTAGAGGACAAGTAATTAATCCAGCAGACAATGATGGTCAATCTGATACTTTTGTTACTCCATCAAGTCAATATGGTTTTGCCAATAATGCAAACTTTAAAGAATTTACATTCAGTGCTGATAGTTTACCTTCCTTTAGATTCTATAGGATTAAATTATTGTTGACATCAACAAGTCAAGTATTTGTTCCAAAGGTTAAGGATTTGCGTGTTATGGCTCTTGCTTAATATGGAACCTTACAATATTGAAGGACATAAGGATCTCGCAAGGGATCCTAATACAGGTACAATTATTAACGTAAATTCTTTGGATTATCACCATTATGTTGCATCAAGAGATGCAAAACAATTAAAAAATGAAAGAGTGGAATCTATGGAACAAGATCTTGCTAATTTAAAAGGTGAGATTGGTGAAATCAAATCTCTATTAAAGGAACTGGTCAATGGCAAGTAAAAATTTAACATTTGACCCATCAGCAGGTGTACCATATGCTGCTAATCTAACCATTTATACTGGTTCAAGTTTTAAAACTACTTTTAATGTAGTAGATACTTCTGATTCTGCTTTTGATTTTCAGACAGGAGCTGGTTCTACTGCTGGTTTAGGGATAACTTGGACTGGATCTGCACAAATGCAGAAAAGTGCAGGTGTAGCAGCAACAACGGTTGCAGCAGGAACTTTTACTGTTGGATTTACAAGTTCTAGAGGTGGAGTAATTGATATATCAATGGGATCTACTGCAACATCAAATCTTTCTGAAGGTAGATATGAATATAATGTTTTAGTAAGTTCTGGAACTACGGTTTATAATCTGGTAAATGGAAATATTCTAGTTTATACTGGTATAGCTTCTGCACCACCATAAATATATTCAGGGGTAATTGTATACATGGCATCTCCATCAAGTAGATCAGAATTAGCAGATTATTGTAGAAGGCAATTGGGTGCTCCCGTGCTGGAGATTAATGTTGCCGATGAACAAGTAGATGATATTATAGATGATGCAGTTCAATTTTTTCAAGAGAGGCATTTTGATGGTGTTTCTCAGGCATATTTAAAATATAAAATAACTGATGAAGACATTGATCGAGGCAGAGCTTCGATGGCATCAGGTAAAGATAGTACTGGAATAACAACTACAACAGCAACTGCTGATATTGCTGGTACAGATGTAACTTTTAGTTATTATGAAAATAGTAATTTTTTACAAATTCCTCCATCAGTTATTGGTGTAACAAAGATATATCATTTTGATGGAACTAACACTATGACAAATAATATGTTTAGTGTTAAATATCAAATGTTTTTGAATGATATTTATTATTGGGGTAGTACTGAGTTATTGACTTATGCAATGACTAAGACCTATCTTGAAGATATTAATTTTTTATTAACAACAGAGAAGCAAATAAGATTTAATAAAAGAATGGATAGATTATATCTTGATATTGATTGGGGTAGTGTTTCTAAGGATGATTGGTTAGTTATTGATTGTTTTAGACAACTTGATCCTAGTGATTATTCTAGAGTTTGG